TGGGAGCGTTGTGGAACAACCTAATCCGCAGTGCTCCCGCTTGAGTGACCACTTTTGTTCCTGTGGTTCCCTTGTCTATGAAAGACCCGATGGTTTACGGGTCTTTGCTAAAGGCGGGGGGCTATGCAGTGAGCAGCGGGATTGGGACGAGTTTCAGAAACTTGCCTCTAACCTAATGTTGTCAAAGACTCATTTCAAGTCATTCTCTGGTTTTTACTCGGATCTCTATATGATGATCGAGAGTCCAATTCTCTATTCCGCTGGGCGTTCTTACTTCAATCATGTGACTGAGGTTCGTATGCCTTACGGTTATGAAGAGTGGGATGATCTCAGACACCTTTCGAGGTCTCTTGATCTGAGTAAACCATGTTCCTGTACGATACAGGCGGTGCTTGAGCCTTTTAAGGTTCGAGTAATTTCTAAGGGAAATGCACTCGACTATTATTCATGTCGACCTCTCCAGAAATCTCTCTGGAGAGCAATAAAAGAAATCCCTTGTTTCCGCCTTGTCGGCCGTCCCTTCCTTCCGAGTGACATTCTAGATCTTAGAGAAAAGTCACTTCCCGATTGGGAATGGTTTTCTATAGACTATTCCGCTGCCACAGATGGTCTTTCGTGGAAGTTTACCTCGCGCATACTTCGTTTTCTCCTAGCCAATCAGCCAAGGAGAATACTTGATCTTGCGCTTCGGGTACTCGGTCCTCACAAGTTATACTATCCTTCTCAAAAAGAAGCATGTGGGCCTCAAGGGGTCTATCGTGGTCTTCAGAGGAATGGTCAGCTTATGGGGAGTATCCTCTCCTTTCCCCTCCTTTGTCTTGCTAACCTCGCAACTTACTTAGTAACAATGCGATTGGAGCAGCAGGACTGGTCGTATTTAGACATTTTGAATCATGTCTTGGTCAATGGTGATGATATGGTCTATGCCGCACCTGTTAGTCTTTGGAATCGACATATAAAGGTCGCATCCGATATTGGGCTTCAGATGTCTCAAGGCAAGGCGTATCATCATAGGACATACCTCAATATCAATAGCACGGCTGTGCACTGTAATTTGGGTATTCGGGATCTTCCCTTTGAGATTCCTTATCTCAATTGTGGCCTGTATTTTGGGTTGCATAAGGTCCAGCGTTCAGATACGGCGAATGATAATCATTCAGGGGATAAGGGTTTGTTCGCTAATGCCAATACCCTTGTTCGTGGCTCCCTTCCTGGGAAAGAGATTGAGGTTCTAAAACACTACCTCTCCCTGCACCAGAAGGAGATGACGAAGCAATCGGAGGCTAAGTTGTTGCTTCCTGGAGGTGGGACACGATCGTTCTGCCGCAATTGGTTCTTACCGATCAGTTGTGGTGGGATGGGGATAGTCCCCCCTAGGGGGTGGCGATTTCTAATTCGTCCAATAGATCGTCGAGTTGTTAAAAATCTCCTTGTAAAGGGAGTTCCTTTAAAAGCGACTCAACGTCCTCTCCCTGGGTACGAGGTCAAGGAACTTAGTTCTGAGGCTATCGTTCCCTGGAAGAAGAGGGAGGTAGTTTGGTCCGAGGGAGAGATAGTGCAGTTTGAGGAGGTCACTGCTTTTTCTGTTATGATTGAAAGTCATGCTAGGAAGAGCCGTTGCCACCTCCCTATATTACCTTTCTCTAGGAACCAAGTTACCTCTTTCTCTAGGGTTGTGAAGAAAAGGGAATCCTTCGGTAGAAGGTATACCCCTATTCAACGAGAGCTCCCCTATGGAGTCATGGGTCCCCTCTCATACAACCCTTTGGACTGGGAGAATCTTCCCTGGACAACTGATGAGTTAGTTAGTGAGCTTGAGGGTTCGAATGGATGTTTGGATCTTTCTCAGGAGGCTTTCAGGATGACCTTTCCTGATTTCCCCCTTGAGAAACTCTCTAGTTTTCTTTAGCCAAACTAAAGAGTCCTGGACAAGACTATAAAAGGTTCATTGGGTCTACAAGTCTAAACCGCCCAAAATGGTGGAGATAAAGGTCTGAGCGTTGTTTCGTCTAAAAGCTACTGAAGCTTGGCCGAACTGCCCCTTATTTCCTTAATAGTTCCATGCTAAATTCGGGATTCGTCATCAGCCTCGTAATGAGGATAGCTAATGAGTTCCCTTAAATGCCGAGAGACTACACGGGTGGGGTGTGAGTATTAACTGATGTACGGATGGCAGAACACCATCTATCACGTCTAGCTCATTACTTCTTGTAGATGTATAGTCCCCGCTGTTCACGGGGATCCAATACATGAACACACGACAACAAGCCCTTTCCCAAGCCCAAACGGTTGGGAAGAGAAAGAAGAACAAGAACAGAAATAAAAATAAAAGAAAAGAGGAGAGAGGAGTCCAGAGCTCCTCGCAGTTGCATCAGCCAGACCTGGCTGTGCCGTACTCGCGGTTTTCCGAATCTGGAATACGTGGAATGACTATTCCGTTAAGTGAGCAGGATCGTCTAATGAATTTTCTGCATACGAATCAAGGGAATAACGAGGTTATGAGATATCTCAACTGCCTCGTAAATCCTAAGAGTTGTATGACTAGAATTCCTGATAGTTTTGCTCGACCAACGGCGCTGGTCCGGTCAATTGTCACTTATGACATTACCACGAATCTTGCTGGAGGTGCCGATGGTGGTCGTTTTGCTGTAAGCTTACGACCAACTTTAGGTATATCCTCTGGTACTCCACAAGACTGGAAGGTCGGTTTGGTAAAGAGTTCTATAACTTGGCCAACTGATTTTACCACGGGACTCAGCTTCACATCTGTCTCTGGAGGAACTGACCTTAGGGTCGACCCCTTCTATGACACTTTGACTTCTGGTCCCTCCGGATTCCTCAATGGGATAGCGACCGCCCCCGGTCTTTCTGCCCCATTTGGAGGAGGTACAGCCACGTATCAGGTCGATACAGGTAACAGTTTCGGTATAGGATTTACAATCACTAATACTAATAATGGTCGTTGGATGTTGCCCCCAGGGCAATACTATATCCAGGTCGCTGTAGTTAATACAGTTTCTACGACTATCTCTTTGGTTCCTAGTATAGCCGGGAATCTGTCCACTGCATTAAATGCTGCGGTGAATGAGACTCTCCCCAATGCTTCGATAGGCTGGATTTATAATGTCCAGACCTATGGTGAGTATTTCACTATTACCCTTAATCAGGTCGGTTCTACCTCTGTTACCGTTTCTATTTCGACCACGGCCACTGCTGTAGGTGGTGGCCCTTTAGATTTTGGCATGGTCTCTCAAATCCGTCCTGTTGCCATGAGTGCTTTGGCGTCTTATATAGGGACGACACTCCAGGATGGTGGGAACATTGCTGCTGCATATGTCCCTGGTGGCACACTCAACTCCAATTACTTCATACAGGCTTCAAATACTTCTCCGATTGGCTCTTTTGCCTTTTGGGAGTCTTTGAGTAAGGAGCCCTCTGCGTATAACGGTCCCATAAGGGACGGAGCCTATACATGGTGGTCTCCTGAAGACTATGAAGATCTCCAGATGTCAAAACCCTCGGGAACACCTAGCCATAATTACCCTTCAATTATTATTGCAGGGCAACTTATGTCAGGTGTTACTACGGGAATTGTACCGGTGATACGATTGGAAGTTGTTACAGTCTATGAGTTTGTCACCAACTCTCTTCTCTTCGAGACCGGGACTTGTCTCGGTTCTCAGGCGATAATGGACTCGGCCCAGTCTGCCCTCTTTGGGCAACCTCATTCTATGCCTAATGGAATCCACCTCAAGTGGTTATCCGACATAGCGAAAAAGGTTGCCTCAGGCATTGGATCTGGAGCTAGGTTTATTGATCGTAATTTTAAGAAAATCGCCCCCATTATTGGGACGGTAGGTTCTCTTCTCTAAGTTCACGATCTGGTTCAGCGCGCCTTGTCTTGGGACAAATTTTGGCCAATAGTGGGTTCTGACAGATAGCCTTTAATTATAGGTCGTCTACACTGTCGAAGGAAATTGACAGTCCACCGCGCTACGGGGTTGAACTCCTCCACTAGATGATTCAGGGTATTTCCGCCTGATGATAGTGCGTCTTATATTGATTGTTATTCTTTTATTCTTCTTTATAATATTCGATCTTTTGCTGGCTTGCTGCGAGTGCGCTTTGCGAGCGTG